GGGGGTACACTGGATATAAACATAGGTGCAGGTGGAACAGATTATGTAAATCCTAAGTTTGAATTTCCACAACCATCCTATGACAACATGGAAGTAGTTGGTGTTTCTAGAAATGGTGTATCTGGAACCACAACAGGATCTAACCTCTTGGTTACATTAAATGTTGGTGCGAGTTCAACAGTTGGTATTGGTTCTACTCTATTTCAAGTCACCTCATTTGAAATAGCAAGAGAGGGACACTCTTTTAAACGTGGAGACAAATTTAAACCAGTTGGTTTAGTCACTGCAAGAGGTGCAGTGTTAGAAGACTTTATCTTAGAGGTAACTGAAATTTATAATGATAAATTTACATCATGGGAATTTGGTGAGTTTGATTACATTGATCCTATAACAAATTTGCAAGATGGTGAAAGAACAAGATTCCCACTTAGAGTAAATGGTGAACTATTAAGTTTTGATATTGGAGATGGTGCTGATTCACAATTAATTGATATGAATAATTTGTTAGCTATCTACATCAATAATATTTTACAAGAACCGGGAGAAGCGTATGTCTTTGATGGTGGAACAACTTTTGAGTTTACTACTGCTCCTGAAGCAAATGACAATATTGCTGTTTTCTTCTATAAAGGAACTGCTGCAGAAGATATTTCAGTTGTTGATACTGTTCCAACTATTAAAACTGGTGATGTAGTTCAGTTGCAGGCTAATGATGATACTAGTTCTTTAACTAATGCTAACACTAGATTCATTCAAGATTTACAACAAAGAAGGAGAACAGTGTCTGGTATCACAACCACAGATACTTTTGAGACTGAAATCTATACTGGTGTTGGTATTAATGACTCAGCAACAAATAAACCCATAACATGGATCAAACAAAAAGAAGATAAAGTTGTTAATGGAATCGTTGTTTCAAAATCAAGAGAATCAATTGAACCTTTAATTTATCCAACTGCAAAAATTATTGGGGACATTGGTATTGGAAATACCTCAAGAATTTACGTTGATGATGCTGATTTCTTTGAGTACGAAAAAGATGAAGATTCTCAAGTTAATTCAATTAATTTTGATGCAATTATTGTCAATGATACCAATCAGGTATCTGCAGCATTGACAGCCATAGTATCAAATAGTGGAACAATAACTAGCATTGATGTTGTGAGTGGTGGTAGTGGATACGTTGGGGCGACTACATCTGTACACATTGCGAGACCTCCTGTTCCTGTTAAAGTATCACCAATCGCAACCGGTATTGGTTCTACTGCAGTTGCCACTGCAAATATTACAAATGGAGTCATCACATCTGTGACTGTCAACAGCGGTGGTGCAGGATACTCACAATCAATTATTCCTACCGTCATCGTTGCAGCACAGGAACCACCTACTGAAATTATAACTGATATTGAAGTTGTAAAAGGATTTTCTGGCATAGTCACAGGAATCTCAACATCTAAGTCTGGTAGCACTATGATTCTTAATTTTGGTCTACAAGCACCAGCTGGTCAGGCATTTACAGATTTAGTTGCAACAGTCCCTCTTTACATATCTGAAACTTCAGTTGGACATGGAGTTACTAGTTTGAACAATAGTGGTGTCGATGGAGAACCTGTAGCGATTGGTAGAACATTCTTAGATAATGTCTACATGGTCAAATCTATTACCAGTAATTCAAACAACGCTGAAATTCAAGTTGCTGTCCATTCAAATTTAAACGTGGGAACTGTAGGTATTGGTAATTCTATTGACAATGCAAATTATGGAAGGTCATTTAGTCTTACTCTCGGTGCTAATGGAACCTCTGCGTATACATTTACAGGATCTGATAGAGGTGAGTTTAGTTTAGGTCGAACACTATCCTCTGCGCAAAATCCTACAATATATGTTGAAGATGGTGATACAGTTAGTTTTGTAAATGGTATGAATGCCCATCCATTCCGAATATCAAGAATACCGGGTGGTGCTGCTTTAGGTGTAAGTGATGGTGTAACGAACAATGGTGCACAGAACGGAACTGTAGTATTCAACACCACGGGAGTTGGACACACCACATTCCACTATCAGTGTACATCACATGCAGCGATGCAAGGAACAATAAGAGTCAATAAATTCCATAAAGGCAAATTCTCATTCGGATACTTACAAGGAGCATCCAGTGGTAATGTTGTGAGAAATAATCCTGTTGCGATAGGGGTGACAGGGAACACTGTTGGAGTAAGCACTGGAGTCGGAATTTCTACCTTCCCAACCATACAAAGGAGAGGTTTTGGTATCCGTGATGGTGGTGCACTCAAGAGGTCTCATACACCATGACCATTTCCTGTATAAATATAGAAAAAACAATATAATAATGCCAGCAATTGTTACAGATCAGTTCAGAATATTAAATGCAAGTAATTTTGTTGCAGGTGTTTCTTCGACATCCAATTCTTTTTATGTTGCTGTAGGTCTTCCTAATCCTGCTCCAGCCTCCGTTGGTTTTGGTAGGGCAAATAATTGGAACACTGCAACACCGAACCCTCAAGATAGTTTTTCTGAAGTAGCACACATCGGAGATACTACAACTTTTGGAAAAAGAGTTACTGAAGCGAATGTTAGAAGATTAGCACGTAGAATAGATTGGACTAAGGGTGTCAAGTATGATATGTATAGACACGATTACAGCACATCAAACGAGGCACCAAATACTGGAGCAACACGTTTATATGGAGCAAACTACTATGTAATGAATAGTAATTTCAATGTTTATATTTGCATTGAAAATGGATCATCAGGAATTAACACCACAGGTAATGCATCTGAAGATGAACCAACTTTTACTGATTTAGAACCATCTAAGGCTGGAGAGAGTCAAGATGGATATGTATGGAAATACTTATTTACTGTGAATCCAAGTGATATAATTAAATTTGACTCAACTGATTTCATTGCACTACCAAATAATTGGCCAACAAGCACAGATGCACAAATACAAGCAGTTCGTGAAAATGGTGACTCAGATATAAACAATAATCAAATAAAAACTGTTTACATTGCAGATCAAGGAAATAACTATACCGGTGCAGGTGGTGAATTTGATATCTTAGGTGATGGAACAGGTGGTAAGGTGGTTGTAGAGGTTTCTGGTGAAAAGATAGTAAAAACTACAGTTTCGAGTGGTGGTAAAGGTTATACTTATGGAATTGTAGATTTGGGATCTATTAATACTGGTGCAGTTAGTGGAAATACTCCTGCAAAGTTAGTTCCAATCATTCCACCATCAAGAGGACATGGATTTGATCTATACAAAGAATTAGGTGCAGATCGTGTTCTTATCTATGCTAGATTTGATGATTCAACGAAAGATTTCCCAATTGATGCTAAATTTGCACAAATTTCTTTAGTAAAAAATCCAACTTCTTTTGGTACAACATCAATATATACTGGAAGCACCTTTTCATCATTAAAAGCTATAAAATTTAATTCTGCTCCTTCATCAACTCCTACAGTAGGTGGAATAGTTCAACAAACTGTTGGAACTGGTCAAACTGCATTTGGTTATATTGCATCATATGATGCGGATACTAATATATTAAAGTATTTCCAAGATAGATCCTTATACTTTGGAAGAAAATCTGATGGCACTAAGTATAATGATCAGACTGATGTTTTGAATATTACAAATTCAAGCACTAAGTTTGATTTTGAAGCAACATCTCAACCGGTATCCTTTACTGGAGGAAGTGCAACTATAGATACATCATTTAATCTTGGTATCGCTACTGACACAAGTAATAATAGAGTTGCATTAGGTGTGTCATTCACAAGCGGACTTGCTTCTCCTGAGATAAATAAAGGGTCAGGTGATTTATTGTACATTGACAATAGAGCTCTAATCTCTAGAAACTCTAGACAAAAAGAGGATATAAAAATTATTCTGGAATTTTAAGAAATGCCACAAAAAACGAATTTAAATATAAGTCCATATTACGACGACTTTTCCAAGGATAATCAATTCTACAAGGTTTTATTCAATCCGGGTAGACCTGTACAAGCTCGTGAATTAACAACTTTACAAACAATATTACAAGATCAAGTAGAGACGTTTGGTAGTCATATCTTCAAAGAGGGATCTATGGTTATCCCCGGAGGAACAAATTACGATTATGAATACTACTCAATTAAATTAGAGAGCGATCATTTAGGTATTCCCGTATCATTATACGTTGAAAATTTAAAGGGTAAAATATTAAAAGGACAAGAAACTGGAATAAGAATAAAAATTGATAATTATGCTCTCCCTGAAAATTCCACTGATATTACTGATTTAACACTTTTTGTTAAATATCTTGATTCTGGTGATGATAATGAAGTGTCATTTATGGCTGATGGTGAAAACCTATTAGTGGAGGAATCATTTATATATGGAAACACTGAAATAACTGCCGGTGAGACAGTTGCAACACTTGTTGAACAAAATGCATCAAATGTAGGATGCTCAGTTTCAATCGCAGATGGTGTGTATTTTATTAGAGGACATTTTGTAAATGTTTCTGCGGATAAAATTGTTCTTGATCCATATTCAAACATACCTAATTATAGGGTTGGATTATTCATTCAGGAGCAAATTGTTCAGGCAAAAGATGATTCATCCTTATTTGACAATGCAAGAGGTTTTTCAAACTTTGCAGCTCCCGGTGCAGATAGACTCCAAATAAAAACCACACTAACAAAAAAACCACTTACTGACTTTAATGACAAAAACTTTGTTGAGTTAGTGCGTCTTGATAATGGACAACTTAAGAAAAATGAACAAAAACCAGACTATTCTTATATAAAAGATTACATCGCTAAAAGAACTTATGAGGAGTCTGGAAATTATTCTGTAGGTAATTTCAAGGTAGAAGTTGCAGAGTGTTTAAATGATGGATTATCAAATGAAGGTGTTTTTTCTGAAGGTGAATTAACTGATCAGAGGAATATTCCAGAAGAACCTTTCATGTGTGTCAAAGTATCACCGGGAAAGGCCTATGTAAGAGGACATGATATTGAAAAACCCAATACAACAATTATTGATGTTGATAAACCAAGAGATAAGGAAGAATTTAATACTGCAAAAGTTAATTTTAAACTTGGAACTCTATTTAAATTAAATAACGTTCATGGAACTCCTGTCATAGGTTTAAATAATAATCTTTCAAATTCACTTGTTAGTCTTAGATCTCAAAGAAAACTCACAGGAAATAATCCCGCAGCTGCTGGTGCTGAAATAGGAAGAGCAAGAATTTACGCATTTGAGAATACAGATTCTCAATATAAAGATGCAACAACTCAATTTGATCTTTATGTATTTGATGTCCAAACATACACTATAATTGATTTAAATACATCTATAAGTAGCACTCAATTACCTATAGGTAGTTTTGTTGAAGGATTAAGTAGTGGTGCTAGTGGATTTGCAGTTGGTGCTGGTAGTGGTGCATCAATTACATTAGAACAAGTATCAGGTACATTTATTAGAGGTGAGCAATTAAGAATTAATGGATCCTCTGTAGAAGTAGGAGGAAGTTTTAGATCTGTTAAAAGTGTGACTCGATTTGGTTTGGAAGATATCAAATCAGTTTCCCAATTGAATACATTTTTAAGTAATGTTCATTTTAGTGGTGATTTAGTTTTACAACCTAAATTAATAAAAAATCTTGGATTAGGAGATGAAGTTAGTATAAGTGCAGCTTCAGGTGGTGTATCAACACTAACATGTGCTGGAAAAACATTTGGATCTTTGAAAGGTGGAGATATAATTATTGTTAATTTAACATCAGATGCTGCGCCAAGATTTAACCGCGTAACTCAAATTTCCACAGATTTAAAAACAGTTACTTTAGCCGCAACAAATTCTGTAACTGGTGTTAATGTTGGAACACTATTGGCAAGTGCTACACCAACAGGTGTTCATGTTGCTCGACCACAAATATTTTTAAATGATTCTGGTTTATTTGCAGAATTACAGAAAAAAAATGTATCTGATGTTTCAACAGCACAATCAAAGTTATTCATCAAAAAACAAGTAGAGAAACAAACATCTAATACAGGAACATTAGCGATTTCACTTTCAGACGCTGGTGTGTCGGATGCAACTTTTGCACCATATGATGGTGATCGTTATAGTGTTTCCCTAAAATCAACAAGTGATACTCGTCACATAGCTCTTACTGAAAGTCAAGTGCAACTTGTTGCTAATAATGAACAAGTTAATATCAAAAACCTTAATGGTAATGCAGATGTGGTGATAAATGTAACCTTAGAAAAGAACTTAATTAACAATAAAACTAAAAACATCTCTAGAAGTAATAGCATCGTAATTAATTCAACATCTAGGATAGGTGTTGCAACAGATGGATTAACATCAAGTGCCGTATATGGAAGAAGAGTTGAAGATAAAGAAGTTTCTCTTAATACTCCTGATGTATACAACGTAGTTGGTGTATTTGAATCAGTAAACTTAGCAGATCCAGTATTAGACAAATTGGTTTTTGTAAGTGGATTAGCACTTGATTCTAACACTATATTGGGTGAAAAAATAAAAGGTGCACAAAGTGGTGCTATTGCTGCTCTGGTAGGAGCAACAAATGCAACTACAGTAGAGATAATTAATTTAACACAAAATAAATTTATCATAGGTGAATCAATTACTTTTGAAGAATCCAATATTACTACAAATCTTCAAGGAATAGTTGCAGGATTATTTAAAGATGTGACTTCAAACTTTATCCTCGATGATGGTCAGAGAGATGAGTTTGCAGATTACTCACGAATTGTAAGAAAAGATGGTGCAACAATTCCATCAAGAAGAATAAGGGTTATTTTTGATAAATTTACAGTACCAACAAATGATACAGGTGATTTATTTACCGTTGATTCATATCCAGCTAACAATTTCAAAGATGTTCCACTACTTAAAGGTGGAACTTTAAGAGCGTCAGATACGTTAGATTTTAGACCAAGAGTGGCAGATTATTCTGGTGGTAGTCTATCTCCTTTTGCTTTTGCATCAAGAGTATTTGATACTTCAGGCACCAATCCAACTTTAATCCCTGCTCCAAACGAAGCATCTACAGTAGACTTTAAGTTTTATTTACCTAGAATAGACAAATTGGTATTAGACCCCGCTGATGCTACTGATAAAGCGTATACTGGTGGTTATTTTCAAGTAATTAAAGGTGTATCATCACAAAATCCAATCATCCCAGCTGACGTTGAGACAGCAATGACTATTGCAACAATTGAAGTTCCTGCATATCTTTATGATACAAAAGATGCTGTTATAACAGTTGTTGATAATCGTCGTTATACGATGAGAGACATAGGTAATTTAGAAGATAGAATTGAAAATCTTGAAGAATTAACATCTTTATCATTACTTGAATTAGATACAAAAGCATTACAAATTCAGGATGCTGACGGATTATCAAGATTTAAAACTGGATTTTTTGTTGATGACTTTAAAAATACTAATTTATTAGATCGTGGAAACCCAGACTGCAAATGTGATGTTATTGGAAGTTTACAACATTTGGTTACTCCAACTGATTTCTACTCAGTAAAACCAGAGTTAGCTATTAGTAATTCTTTAAATCCAAGCACTGCAGATTTTTCAAGTGACTTAGAATTATTAGATTCTGGTGTAAGAAAAACAGGAGATTTGATAACACTTGATTATGATGAAGTTGTATTACTTGATCAACCTCTTGCGTCAAGAGTTGAGAACGTAAACCCATTTAACGTTGTAACCTTTAGAGGAAATATGATACTTAGTCCAAGTGCAGATACATGGACAAGAAATGTCATTATTGATGATGGTACAAGAACTGTTTTAGGCGATGTTGAAGAAACATTTACCAACGATCGCATTGTAAGCAGTGAACCAGATACTCATATT